CTTCCATCTCTTCGGCTAGGGTCAGGTAAGCATGCAGGTCACCTTCATTGGCATTGTGCAAAATCTGGGCCAGCCGCGCCGGGGTCAGACCGGTTGCAACACTGGGTTGCCAGACATTGCGAATTGAGGTCAAACCCGGTTCAGCCAGCCGCTGTGACAGCACATTGCGCCGCACGGGTTTGCCATAGGCATCAAGCACTCGGCTGTTCAATTCCATCACCACATTCCCTTCCTGCGAAACCCACCAGTGATCTGCACCGGCCGGTTTTCGGTCTTGCGTCCATCAGCTGCGACAGGACGATAGGCCATCGGCTGATATTCAGCCTGCGCCGCGCCAACCGCCAATGCCCCCGCCCAAAAGCGGTCCCCGTGCCCATCCGTGTCCCCATCGACCACAAGGCGGCGAATGCCGGTTGGCCCCGTCACGGATTTCACCGCATGCAGATCTGCACGCAATTTGGGACGCCCCGCCGGGATCAGCGCTTTGCGATCTTGAAACGCCTCTTTAAAGCCCGTCGCCAGATCCAGCTTGGACGCTGTGCTGAACAGCACCCCTTCCACACGGGCCTCGCCATGGGTGGCCTTGGCATCTTCTACCGGCTTTTCGCCCATGCCTGTCTGGTCCATGCAGCAGCGCACAACGTGATAGCGGCGGAACACATCCGCCAGCAGTTCGTCCTGGCGAGAAAACTTGATCCGCTTTTCTTCGATGATTTCGCGGGTGACCAGTAACCCGTTCACCAGCTCAAACACCCAAATCACAAACAGGTCGTTGCGCGCGGCAATATCGACACCAACAAAGCACGGCCCGCCCTTGTAAAGCCCCGGCATCCCCGCAAGCGGGTTTTCACATGACGAAATCAGATCGTAATCTAACCAGGCACTGGCCCCATCAAGCCACTTCAGCTCGTATTCCTGTGCCCAGGCGTCTTCGTCAGACATACCCGCGCGCAACGCATCCACATCACGCGGGCAGCCCTGTTCAACCGCCTGGTAAATGTCGATGTGATGGCGGGACCAGATTTCATCTTTGCCCGTCATCAGCTCATAGAATTTATTGCCCTTGCCATTGGGCGTAGAAATCACCCGAAGTTTCAGACCGCCTTTGGACACAACCGGAAACAGCGCCGCCCAGATGGCCCTGCTGTTTTGGTGAAACGCGAATTCATCCAGCACAACATTTGCAGAAAACCCACGCGCGGTATCAGGGTTGGCTGGCAAGGCCGTCACACGGCTGCCACCGGGAAAGCGAACCTCCAAAGCCTTATAGACCGCATCCGCGCCCTTATCTTGCGGGGCGCGAAATTCGGTTTCAACATACTCGGGTTCGCCCCCTTTCAAGAGGGTATTGTAGGCCCCATAAAAGGCGCGTGTCAGCGGTTTGATCGCCTCGTCCATCGCCTCGGCCGCCTGTCGTTCCCCGCGCGACAAGATCACCCAACGCGCCCGACGCCCTTCAATTTCAGCCTGAATGCAATCATCCACCAACTCGCCGCAGGTGGTGAAGGTCTTGCCCGTCTGACGTGAAAACATACCGATCTTGAACCGGCTGTCGTCATTCAGCCAAGCCTTTTGATACGGGTAAAAGTTGATGACGGGTTGGGTCATGTTTTGTGTTCCTCAATCCGCCACCCGGCGGTTTGCAAGCTCGCCCACAGCAGAATGACCGTTTTAGGCTCGGGCGTCTCCACGAGCACAAGCGACTTCTTCCCCTTGCCCATAGCTATTGCGCAACAAACGGCATTTTCCCGTGCGGCTTCGAATGAGGGCTGATCAAAACCTCGGTCACCTTTTTTGTTCCGCCAACGCCAAGCCATCAGCGCGCCTTTCGCGCGGATCTTTCCCGCTTTAGACGTCGCTTGGTGCCCGCCCGTGCGGGTTTGGTCTCGACAAAACGAAAACTCCTGCGCCAAAGATCAGCAGCCGTAACTGGCTGAAAGTTTCGCCTTGGATTGGCGGCCACTTTGCGCGCTTGCCCTTTGCGGCGAAAACGCCGGGCAATCTTCCTTGCAATCCAAGATACCAAGCTCATGACGGCACCCCTGTCGCCTCAGACCAGACGGACGCAAACCGGGCCGCTAATGTGTCCTGGTCGGGCACATCCCCCAACAGATCCGGCGCGAAGTCACTCTCGCCAAGACGCCACAGGTGGCGACAGTTGATGGAATTCACCACCTGACTGTCTGCCGGGTAAACCTCGATGGCCCGCGCATCTGCGCCCCAGACCCACAAGTGACCAAGCGCCTTGTGTTCATGGACTTCAAACCCATGATACACACCAAAGAAAGTTGTTGTCTGATCCATCACCCAAACCCCATGATTTCGCGCGCCTTACGCGCCGCTTCTTCGTCGATCTGCCCGGCTGCAACCGCGTCTTTCAGCTTTTCAGATTGGGCTGCGCGTTCCGCCCGCAAGATGTCATCGCGCAGGCTGGTGGACCGGATCAGGTTGTTCAGCGCAGATGTCAGATCCTTCATGCCGCGCGGGTCGGGCAATTGATCCGGCGATGCCATCGCCATCTGCAACCGCCACTGGATCGTGGTCAGCTGCTGGAACAGAGCCGATGTCACATCGACCTCTTCTTTCAGGCTGGCCTCGAGCAGGAACGCCCGGATTTCATCCTGGGCCTGTTCCTGCATCTCGGCGTATTGCTGGAATTCTCGGCCATAGGCGTGGATCGCGGATTTCCCAATACGCAGCTCCATGCCCGCTTCTTCCAGGCGGAAGTTCAGCGACTCGGCCAGATCCTCATAACCAGAAAACCCGCGCTCTCTGAGTTCATCCTGAAGCCAGCTGCGCAGCTCTTTGGGCAGCAAATCAACCTTGCGTGGCGGTGGCATATCAACCTCCCGGCCGGGGGCGCTGAATACCGTCGTGGCGCGCAGCCCCTTGGGCAATCTCAATCCCGCGCTGCGTCACCGTGGCGATCACAAAACCGCCCCGCTCTTCTCGGGTGACAAACCCCTGTTCCGCCAGCCACAACAGATCTGTCGTGACCTGATCACGCGTCGAACGCACTGCATAGCCGTTGCAAACGTCGGTCAGGATTGAGGCATTGGACGTATAATCGGGGCTGTCTGCGAGAAACCGCAAAATGGTCAGCCGCCGGTGCTTTGAAACGATTTCTGAATAGCTCACCGGGTTTTCCCTCCCTCAAGCAAATGGTCTTCGTGGCGGGTTACGACGGTTTCCAGACGCGCCATCACCTTGGCGTTGCCTTCCATCACGGCGGTCATCTGCATCAGTGATCCGTTCATTTCGGCCATCTGAAGTTGCAGCGAATGGATGTCGTCTTTTTCCGGCATGCTCTGAATGGTCTGCTCCAACGAAGCGATGCGCCCTTCGTGGCGATCCATACGTTTGCTGCCATCCTTAAAGCGCTGGTCAACGTCTTTGCGGCGCGTACCAATCCACGCCATCACCATCGCCGCGACAGACAACACGATAGGTGCCAGTTTAAGCACCGTGTCAAAGTCGATGGTCACGGCGCGCCCTCCGCAAAGGGCGCTGCCGCAACAACCGGCGCAGCGCAGGATGCAAGCGCAAATCCGGCCACCAGCAGGATCAGAAGCACCATGGACAAACAAGTTTCCAATTTAAGCATGGCGGGTTTCCTGCCAGGCCTGCACAGCCGGGTTGTTACTGGGTTCAAGCACCGCCAGTTCGGTCTCTGCATCCGTGCCCGTGCCTGCTGCACCGGGGCTGTCATGGCGCAGCTCTTCCAGCTCGCGGATATTCTCGACCACCTGCGGAACCATGGTGGTGACCCGCGCCATGGACCGCTGGAATTCCTGACTTTTGATCTGAATGCGCCCACCGAAATAGAAAGCAATGATAACACCGGCAGCGGCCCAAAGCGGATCCGGCACCAAAGCCAAGCCCTGCATCCGGCTTGCAAACCAGATCGGATCGAACATCGCAGAGGCAAACAGGAAGAACACCGCCAGCACGATCAACGGGCGCGGCAGCCGGTTCAGCCCGTCCATAAAGCGATCAAACCAGCCCCGGCGTGCATGCAGAAACTCAGCCGAATACTGCGCCAAAGCCGCCTGTTCATAATCGGCCCGGCGCTGTGCTCCGGCTTCGGCGTTTTCACGAAACGCGCCTGCGGTCTCGACAATCACGTTGCGCCCGCCTCCAAAGAGGCCGGACAAAATCCGCATTAGCCCCATGCTGAGACCCTCCGTTTGAAATCCTGATTTGAAAGGTGGTAGCGCGGCGAGATGAACTCTTCCGCGCGCCTGATCCAGCCGCCCTTGCCACCCGCACGGGTGCGGGCGTATTTGCGCGATGCGGCCCGGCGATCCGCCAACCGGAAATAGTAATCCCGCCGCGCGATCCCATAGGCATCAACAAAGAAATCACCCGCCTTGGCAAAGGCACGGTTCACAGCCGCGATGGTCTGCGGGCCAAGCGCCCCATCCACCGTCACAGGTTCCTGAAATTCGCGCAGCAGCCGTTGCAAGATCTTCACCGCATTGGCCCCGGCATTCACATACATATCAAACACCGTCGCATGCAGCGCCGCTGGCAGCTCGGCAATGCGGGGGCGTTTAAAGTAGTGTTGAATGAAGATTTCAACGGCCTGCGCGCGGGTCAATTTGCGCACGTCTGCCGGGGTGATGCGCCCGTCGCCGGTCAGATCCAGACCAAGGCGGCGCATTGTGTGGATTGTGACCCCGTAATTGGTGGCACCGCCGGGGTCGTCAGGGTCATTCACATATCCGCCTTCGCGGGCGATGATCCCCTGTGCGATCTGTTGAACTGTCTGCATCTGGCGCTCCGAATAATCGAAGCCAGATTACGATCTGTCAGGGCGGCGCGGTGCCCTGACAGATGTCGGGTAAACCTATAAGGGAAGCTGATTTTGGCGGGGGCTGGGCATCCCGGCCGTGGCGCGTTCAACCGTACGCACATGGCACCCTACTTCGCGCGCGATGGCCGCATGTGTCAAGCCCTGCGCATACAACTGGCGGCACCGCTCATTGCGCGCCCCTGTGCCGCCAATATTGCCAAGGGGGACAATAAACTGCCCCACCCCAAGCAGATCTTTCAAACGCTGGGCGTTTTCAAACCCCACCACCTGCGCCAGTTCGCAATCCTCGGTCACCGTCGCAGGAACATAGGCTTCAACACCGCCCTTTTGTTCTGCCAGGGTAACCGCGACCTCTTCGCCCAATTTCTCAGCGATCAGGTTCAGCACCCCCGGCAAATAGTATTTGGGCTGTGCATTCATCTAGCGCAGCCCCGCCCAGTCAAAGTCGATGTCTGCCCGCTGGCCCCAAGATTTCAGGGACTGCACAACATCGTCAATCTGCATGTGGTCCCGCAGCATATCGACGTCTGCCGGAACGCTGCCCCATGTGCTTTCAAAGCGCGACCGGATAAAGGCATTCAGCCCATCGCGACCGGGCTTTTCCAGAACGCCAGCTTCGCCCAGTTTGCGCCACAGCACATGGATCAGCCGCAAATCCGCCCGAGGGGCCGCCGGGCGCTTGCCGCCTTTCTGACGCGGTTTGAACCCCAGACGTTTCAACTCGTCCACCACCGCTGTCAGCTCGCCAGAAGTCATGTCCGACAGGCTGGATTTGCCAACCACGCGCAGCTGCAAATCACGCCGCGCATCCGCGTCGAGGCCCAGCTCTTTGCAGGCCACATGAATAAGGACTTTAGGTTTTGCCATTGCTTAGTCCATCCCCAAGGCTGATTTATACATATCCAGAACCGCTTCCTCTTCTGCGATTTCATCCGCGCTTTTTTTCCGAAGAGAAATCACTTTGCGGATGGCAGCAGTGTCGTAGCCACGTCCCTTGGCCTCTGCCATCACCTCTTTTTGGGCGTCTGCAATATCCTTTTTTTCCGCGTCCAGCTTTTCATAGCGTTCAACGAAATGACGCAGTTCTTGGGCAGCGATCCCGTAATCTCCTACTTCTCCCGACACTATGGCACCTCATTTTTTAAGTGAATTGCACAGGCCTCTTTCGCGCCCTGTTCTGTCTCAAAGCGACCGCCCAACCAAACGTCGGGCCTGCCGTGATCTTTTCGCGCAATCCATCCGGTTCGCGTCTGAATAACGACATATTCGCCACCGGTCGGGGCGCGCGCGAACTGGGCTTTGTTGCTCCAGCCGCGCTGCCATTCCAGCGCCATCAGCGCGGGTTTTCCACCAGATCGGTTTCATGCGGTTCAACCGCGAAAACCTCTCCCTCAGATCCAATTGAAACCCCTTTGATTGCGCCAGCCGTGGCCCGATCTTCCAGCATCGCTTCTTTGTTTATCTCTTCCTTGATCCGCAAAAACCGCTTGCCCAGGCGCGCCGATTTGATGGCTTCGATCACAGCGTCTTTGCCCCGGATCGTCACCTTGGCGGGTTGTGAGCGCCACGATACCTGCCCGGTGGCGAACTGGTGGAATTTCACCTTACCCCCGCCAGTCAGACGGCTGCGGTTGGCTTCGCAGTAGATTTTCAAGCCCTCTTGCAGCTCGTCTGATTTCGCCTGCAACGGTGCGACCTGATTGCCAAAGGTTTCGTGCAGCCGGGCGATCTGATCATTCATATCCGCCTGCAAGCGCAGGATTTCGCGGTTGGTATCGCCAATCTGGCGGATCGCCTCGCGCGCATCATCGTCGCTTTGCGGAACCGGAACGGAAACGGCTTTTGATTTCACTTTGCTCATGCTGCACCTGTTTTCATGATTTCCATTGCGTGTTTGGCCACCCCGTCAAAGGCGGGGATCTGACCGGACAGCACCACCATCAGGCACAATGCGGTGATCTCTTCTGTCGTCACCTGCATGGCACCCCGCTGGCCCGAACTGTCCACTTTTTTAACCGCGCGCATGCTGTGCGCGATCATCTCGTCTTTGGTCATTGGTTGGTATTCCACGTTCACTCTGCCTCTGTTGTGGTTTCATTCAGCCCTTCAAAATGCGGACAATTCCGACAGGCCCGCGCCATCTGGATGTGCAGCGTATTGGGGTGCATTTCGGCCCCGGCACGCTTGCGCCATTTCTGGCAAACCTGACGCCCGATCTCTCCGATCCGGGGGCAAGCGATGGTGGCTTTCATCAGCTCACCGCGCACCCGTTCTTCGATCTGTTGTGTGCTGGCGGCGTATTTGTTGCGCAGCACGGTGCTGATCATCCCCCCGGTGTAACCAAGCCGCTTGGCGGTCTGCCCCTGAGAGGTGCGCACACATTCGCGCGCAAGCGCTTCGATCCAATCGGGCAGATCCGCGCCATAGGCCTCTTTGGCTGTATCCAATGCGCTCATGATCGCTGGCTCCGCATGATCGGGTGAAACTCGCCCGTGTTTTCGTCGAAGATGCCTGTCACCTTGCGCGGGCGCGGGGCCTGCGCACCGGTGAAATTGATCAGCTGATAGGTCGCGGGGCGCTTGCCGGGCTGAGCCGTCTGGCGCACTTTCAGGTAGCCTGTCGCCACCAGCCGCCCACAGTACACCTTGGCCTTTTCCTCGCTTACCGCGATCTCTCCCACGCTGGCATTGGCTGACACATCCAACGGCGTGAAGATTTTGAACCGCTGCATGACTTTCCACATGGCATCTTCGGCGGTCTTGCTGGTTTGGATCACGGCCGCATCCACCTGATGCGCCCCCTTGTGGCCATAGATCTTGCGACCGCCATCACGGTCGATTTCCACGATCCAACCCAGCTTTGCCCAGCGCCGCACAAACTGCTGCGCCATTGCGGTATTGATCCCCGCCTGTTCCAGATCGGTCCAATGAAACCGCTGCCGCTTTTCCACTTTGGACCACGCCAGACGTTCTTCTGGTGAACGCATTTCCTGTTTCATGAGTTCGCCGCCTTCCGACCTGAGGCAACCAGCGCCACCTTGGGTTTCAGCTGTGCAGGGGCGCGCGCAACAGGCGGCTGACCGTCAAAAAACGGGCGATTTCCCCAATCTGCGCGGGTGATTTCCGTCACCCCACGGGCATGGGCCAGTTCACGCACGACACCCAGCATATTCGCCACCCGGCGGATTGCCCCATTCGCATTGGTGACAATATCCGCAAGCAACTGCTCTTCGACGTCCACACCGGCGGCATAGATTTCTGCCAGGCGTTGCCCATCGCGCATGTCGCAGGGGTGCGCCCCCTCCCAGACCGCGATCCGGTTATGCACGTTCTCGAACTTGGTCAGGTTCTGCGGCAGCGCCTCTTCACCAACCAGCACCACAGGAACGATGCCCCCACACGTATTGTAGATATCGCGGGCAATCCCAATCATGCCGCGCTTGATCAGATATTGCGCATCATCAATGATCAAAGCGCGATCCGTCTTCATCAGGAAATCACTGATCGCCCGTATTCGCGCGGGCACATCGCGGCGCGAACTGATCTGAAACTGCGTCGCGATTTGATCCAACACATCAATCTTGGATGTGTTTTCGATCACCTCGATCGCGACCACATCATAGATCACCTGCGCCGCCGAAACCGCCGTGGTTTTGCCCCAACCGGATGGCCCATAAAAACAGCCCATGCGTTCCTGACCAAGCGGCGCATCCATAAGCTGACGCACCATTGTCACGAATGCTTCGACGTTGCGAAGCTGCGCGATCTGCGAATTCCCGTTCATGCCCGTATCCTCTCTTATCGACCACCAAACGCATCACGCAGGTCTTTTTGCGTTTTGTATTCAGCGGATTTTTGAAACTCTCTGAGCCAGTTTTCCTGCTCAGCTGTCAGCGAATGCCCGTCTGACAGGATCTCTTCCAACTCGACCGCGCGGTTAAAGCGGTCCTCTGCGCTCTCATTGCTTACCGGCGCGCGCCGATCATCCAGCCGGGCCACCGGGGCGGCTTCAACTGGCCGCGCTGCCACCGGGCGCTCTGTTGGTTTCGGCGCTTTTCGGTGGGCCGTGGTCAGCTGGATAACATCCGCCTCTGGCAAATCGTCGGCTTCGACCTCTTCGCCCGCCGCCCGCAGCTTGGCTGCAATCTCTGCGGCGGACAGTTCGCGCTGCGCTTTGGCCTCGGCCTTGGCAGTTCGCAGGTACTGACCCCGCTTGCGCGCCACTTCGCGGGCATCGGACACCCCAAAGAAATCACCCTTCTTCACGCAGGCCGCCGCGCCCAGATACTGGCCATCCAGATCATAGACGTGCAGCCCAGCGTGAAGATTGTCAGGGTCAAACCGCGCAACGATCTTTTGCCCGGCGATCCGGTACATCCATTCAGACCAATAGCGTGACCCCAGCAACGACAGCTCGCCATTGCCGTCCTTGGCCCGCACCCCCTGCGCGCCCATCAGCCAAAGCCGCCGTTGTTCGGCTGTCGCTTTCTTGATCGGCGCTGTTTTATACCCCTCGTCAAAGACGTCTTTAAACGACCGGCCATAGGCCACTTCGGAACGACGATTGGGCCGCTCATTATGCGCTTTGATCTCTTCCGCCAGAACGGTGCGAAACACATCCAGATCCACGGCACGGGACCGGTAGTTTTCCGGTTTGGCGTCGGGTTTGTTCCCCGTATAAGCCCCGGCAAAAGCCGGGTGCTTTGACACGCGGTCGCACAGATCCCGGAATGCCCGTTCAATGGGTTTCGACTGACCCGAATACGGGGTCGCCCAGTGGACCTGCACCCCCAGCATCGGCAGCAAGCCGGGAATATCATCTTCCATCACCTTGAACCGAAACCGGGTTGGGGCCCCACCAGTGATCACCTTGGCGGCAAATTCCCGACCGTTGTCCAACAACGCCTGTTCGGGAATGCCGTAGCGCTCAACCATGTCACCAATGGCCAGTTGAACAGTGTGGCTGTTCGCGGTCAGCGACAGACGCCAGGACAACAGCATGCCAGAATAGATGTCCGAGAAAAACACAGCCTGAACACGCACCGGATCCGCTTCACCCGGCCAGTTGATGAACAGGTCAAACTTGTGGAAGTCGCCCTGTACCGCCTGCATCACACGCAATGCAGACTTGCTGCGCGTCTGGTGCGGATAGAAGCGACGCAGCGCCTCGGCCCCTTTCCGGCAATAGATCACAGTCGGCTTGGAAACCGGCGCCTTGAACAGCCTGCGCACCTGATACAGAGGCGACACCCGAAGGCCATCGGCCTCAGCGATCTTCACCGCGCGATCATAACACGCGGTCATGCTGGGCTGTTCTGGGCGCAGGTAATCCGATTTGACCAGGGCAAAGAAATCGGGATCAACCGTGCTGTCGCCGGATGATTTGCGCGCGGTAGATTTCGGGGCCAGATAGGCCAGCCAATCCGCCTGCGGGATGCCCTCAACCAGCCCCAGCCAGTTCCAGATAGATTTGTCACTGACCCCTTTTTCGGTCGCAACCATCTGCACCGCACGGGACCGGGTGAACCCGGCCGCCGTGATTTCATCAACCGCATGGATCACCTGCAACCGCGCATCCGCCTTGGCCTTTTGCCCGGCTTTCAACCCGTCGTAATTGGCCCACGCCTCTTCACGCGACACAACAGGGGCCGGGGTTTCGCGGGCATTCAGCAACGCCATCCGGGCGCGCAGCGGCAACACGGTCCAGTGG